AGGATAATCGTTTCGGCCATGGCTTCCATCGTGATCGTGTCGCGCACCAGTGGGTCCACTTGTGATCCCCGTCGAATCATGTGCGGCTTCATCCGACGTTCGACCGCCTGTCGATATTTCGGACTGTCCATACTGGCGACCAACACGGCACACTTGTCCCCGATCTCCGAGGCCTCGACCGGATAATCGGCGTTCACGTCAATCACATGCCACACGCCGCCAGAGAGTCGTGTCTCATCCACGGCGAAGGCTTTGAACATATCCATGCAGGTCTCCTGTCTGTCAGTGCCCAGCCGACCCCTGCCGACCTGGGCACGAGAAAAGGTTATGCGAGAATGTCGATCTGCATCATGGCGTTCGAGGTCGCATTCCGTTTGGCCACGAAGTCGAGGGACACCATGGAGTCCTGGTTCAACCCCGCGCCCACGGGTGCCGCCGTGGTGAATTTCAAGTTAGAGATGGTCACGATGGTCCGCTTATCCGCCGCGTCAATGATTTCCACGACCAGCGAGGAATCCGTGTGCGCGACAAACTTATCATAGAGCGCGGAATCCTCAAAGTAGGCCTCCACGGTCCCTGTGATGTCGAACGACCCGTAGTTGATGCCAATCGGAAACTTGTTCGCCACCGCCGTGAGCGCACGCGGGTTGGCATTCAAGCTGAACTTGGCAGACTTGATCTTGGTCGTGAGGGCCACACCCCCTTCTTCAATCCGACCCATATTCGCTGTCGCGCCACTCACCGCGTTGGCAGAGGCCGCCGTGACAGACCCTGACACCGTGACGGCTGCGGCAAACGCCCCCGCCCCCATCAAACCAAACGACCCCGTGAGAATCTGCTCCGACTCGAAGTTCATCGCCATCGTGCCCACGCGCATGCCACGGAAACTGATGAAGCGCGTGATGTCGGCAAAGTTCTTTTCAAACAAGAACGACTTCTTGTTCGTCCCCGTGCGGGCATACTTCACGGCGACGGTGGCCGAGGTGCTCGCCTGGAGTGTCCCTGTGGCGTTGTTGTACGTCAGCGTGGTTGAACTATGGGCCGTAATCCGAAACACGCCGTTATTCTGCGCGTTGGCCCCACTCACCCGCACATACGTCCCATCCACATAGTTCGTGAACGTCGAGGCGGGTCCTGTCGCCACCTGCACCCCTCCACCCGATGCGGCAAACGACAGGTTCGACGTACCCGTGAATGTCATGGCCACAAAGTCCATGCCGAGTGCGCCTTCGATCAATTTGTCGAAGTCACCGAACTTATACTCGAACGCGAGTTCGCCCGCACTCCCAGCCCCGACCTCGATCACATCGTCAATCAGGCGATCTGACCGCACCAACTTACTGGTGATCGTCCGCTTGTCGTACTTGATCGTTTCACTCACGTAGGGCAGGGACGCCATGGTCGGCGTGGCGGGCGTTTCGTTCCACGTGGTTTCGGTACTGAACCGAATATCAATTCGATTGGACTCAGACTGTGGCATAGTAATTCCTCCTCGTTAGTGAATTTTGTCCCGCTGATACGGAATTTCGAGATTGTTTTGATACCACCCACCCTGCGTGCCTACCGTCCTCTTTTGAGGCGTGCGGCAGGTGATGAGGCCGGATTGTCCGACCTCAAATTGCGCCCGTCGAAATAACGTATCCAGCGTGTCACAGTAGCCGTCTGAGACTTTCGCCCCCGTGCGTTCCGGTACCATCACTTGGATCGTAATCACGCCATGATAGCGGTGCATCTGTGGGGAGGGTCCCAAGGTGATTTGCTGGGCCTCAAACTCCTCGATCTGAAGGGCAATGTACGCCGTCGCGGGGACGATGAACGGCACGCCGCTCGACCAATAGCGAATCGTGGTGGTCGTCCACCCCGTCTTGAGTCGGGACTCAATCGCAATCCGTGCGGCATCCCAATGCGCCATTAGGGTCCTAACTTCACGACGTTGATAACCCGCTGCACCCGTTGGACGGCTGCCGTGATCCATCCTCGCGGAGCTTGCTGGCTGTGGCCATTGGCCAGCGACTCGCCGTAGGGCAGATTGTTTGAGAGGATGATCGGCTCGAAGCCTGTGACCGTGGCAGGCGATAATTCCTTCACGTGGGCCATACTGGACTCTCCACCCGTGAGTTTGCCATGCGTCTGCGCCATACTCGTGGTCCCTGGGGGACGTTCCGGTGTCACCGACCGATTCGGGACGCCTACCCCCACGAACCAACTGGACTTGAACCGTCCGGTATCGGCAGGACTCCCCTTGACGAGATCGCCCATCATTTCCAAGGCGGCCCGTCGCAGCAGTTGACTCATCAGCTTCGGCACATTCTGGGAGAACTTGGACAGATCCAACCCGACTTGCTTCACGTCACCCATTGGTCCCCCGAATCTGCACGTCCCAGGTCGCGTGCGCGGGATCTTCACTCACGGAAATGATCTCCCAATACTTGCCATCGCTCCGTAAGATCCGGTCCTGAAGGGTCGGCTTCACCGCCAGGGACGCCTGCTGAAACAAGCAGTGTTGGTCGTGCGGCTTGATCTGCGCCCCGTCGATCTCCTGTTTCCGATAGTCGAGAAAGACCCCAGGCAGGCCGTAGGACGTTTCAGATCGCACGGACAGTCCAGTGGTCGGGTCGTAGGTCGAGGAGGCTGTAGAAGCCAAATAGGTCGCATCCTCGACCACATCTCCCAGGGATGAGAAGGCCTTGGCGACGGCTCCGATGATCGTGTCGCGTAGTCCCATGCGTTAGACCCTCATCAGTCCCACTTCAATCCCGCTCGCCGACCCCAGAATGTAGGGGGCAATCAGGGAGAAAATGCTCGGCGGCAACACCTCAATTTCCCCTGTGCTATCAAACGTCACATTCACCGATCCGGCCTGGACCGATGTAATGCCACCGGATGAATCATCAATGACCTGGAACCGATCTTTCGTCAAGAGGTGTCTCGCAAATTCGGCGGTGGCGTTTTTCAGAAACGACGGAATCGTGAGCTGATCCAGATACCGCCGTTGGTCTCGATCCAACACCATGCCACGCGGCCAGCGCAACGCCTGCGTGTTGGTCATAATGTTACCCGCCCACTCGACCTGTTCGTCGAGCACACGGGTCGCCCAGACCAAGGCCGCCGTTTTCGTCTCCACCTCCGCGTCATCCCACAGCGTATTGTAGAGTTTCGTGAGGTGGTAGGTCTCCGCCTCAGCCACCGACGCATACGAATTCGCACTCGCTGATCCTGCGGTTGTGACAATCACCAACGCCATAGCACCACCCCCTTAGTTGATCCTCGGCGTGACCTTGAATTTGCCTTTGAAATAGACCCGCCGTGGCGTGTCGCCGGTCACCGTGTCCGTGATGCGGATGTCGTACTTATAGCTACCCTTAGCCACCGCGAACGTGTTCATGTTGATCGGAATGAGCCCGCCTGTGGTGCCCACCCCATTGAACGACGCGGGAGGCGACGCAGGCACGTCATTATCCGCCCCCACCGTCAAGATCGCTGTCCAGCCGACCACGGTCGCGTCTGTCCCGTCCAAATTCGTGAGATGGACGACCACATCGTCCGTATCGTCCTCGCTGCGCGTCAGGTCAATTACTGTAAAGGCTCCGACTTCTACTGCCATGCGTTCCTCCTACCCCATCAACTGCGAGTTGGTATTACGTGTTTCCAGGCGGTCGGTGAGCGCTGCGGAGTAGAGCTGGCCGGTCGGCGTGGTTGACTGAAGCCTGGCGACCAACGCCATCGCTTCCAGGAGGACCGTGCCAGAGAGCCCGCCGAAAATATCCACGACGAACGGGATCAGTAATCCGGCGAGTGTCCCCGCCGTGGTGAGCGTCGCCACGAAGAACCTGCTGGTGCGCTTCACGAGGGAGCCCGCCGTGGCCAGGGTCCCTGTGAAGAAGGTATTGGTGCGCTTGGTCAGCGTGCCTGCGGTGGTCAGCGTGCCCGTCAACGTCTTGAACACCAGCTTGATCTTCGTGAACGCGCCGCTGCTCGTCAACGTGGCGACAAAGAACTTGTTCGTCTGCTTGAGCAACGCACCGGCACTGGTCAGCGTCGCGGTGAGCGGCTTGCCCGTGCGCTTGAGCAAGGCCCCTGCCGTCGTCAACGTGTTCGTGCCCAGATCCTTCAGGAAGGTCTTAATCGAGGTGAGGGTGCCGCTGCTCGTGAGCGTCGCCACGAACGCTTTACTCGTCAACTTGAGGAGTGCCCCTGCCGTGGTCAAGGTCGCCGTCAGCGGCTTATTCGCCTGCTTGAGCAAGGCCCCCGCCGTGGTGAGGGTGCCGGTGAGGTCTTTGAAGAACGCTTTGATCGAGGCCAGCGCCCCCGCACTCGTGAGCGTGCCCGTAAAGAACTTGTTCGTCT